TGCGCAACATCTACCTGCCGACCGACGAGCCGCGCGATTTCCCGCTGGCACGCTACTCCATCGACGAGTACACGGCCATCCCCGACAAGCAGGCGCAGGGCAGGCCGACCGCGATCCACATCAAGCGCCGCATCCCGCCGAGCTTCCTGTTGTGGAAGGTGCCCGATGCCAACTACGCGCAGTACCAGCTCGTCTACTCGCGCCTGCGCCGCATGGCGAGCGTGGGCGCGGGCGGCACCGGCTCGCCCGACCTGCCCTTCCGCTTCCTCCCGGCCATGATCGCGGGCGTGGCCTACTACATGGCGCTCAAGAGCCCCGACCCCAACGCCTTCGGGCGCGTGCCCATGTTGAAGGCGGCCTACGAGGAGGCCTACACGCTGGCCGGGGACGAGGACCGCGACCGCGCCAGCGTCAAGTGGCGACCGTGGGACTACTCGGTGATTTCATGAGACCGACCATCACCAAAAATTGCGAATGGTGCGGGGCTGAGTTCACGCAAGAGAGGAAGCGCAAGCCCCGGTTCTGCGGTCGGAGATGCGCGGCGCTGTGGAGGAGTTCGTGTCGATTTCCGGTGCGCGGTGCGAAGAAGTGTGAATGGTGCGGCTCGGAATTTCCGCGCAGGCAAGATATTCACACTCGATTCTGTTGCCGGAAATGTGCATTTGCGTGGCGCTCCGTGCATGCCGTGTTCAGCGACGAGACGCGGCGAAAAAGAGCCGAATGGATGCGGGAATTGATGAAGCGCCCCGATGTGCAGGCGAAACTCATGGCGCATCGCACCTCGGATCGCTCGCCGGTTAAATTACCGGAGAATCGTCGCAAATTGATCGAGAATCAACGGACCAAAGGATTCCCGAATCTGAAATATGACGGCGGCCCCACAATTCCGCAGAAACTTCTCTTCGATCATTTGCCGGGAGCAACCATGGAGTTTGCGCTTTCGAGAGGTAAGGGAAAAAGTGGTGCATGGAGAATTGATATAGCCATTCCTACTCTGAAACTCGCAATTGAGGTGGACGGTCTGAGCCATGTGAAAAAAAAGGAAAAGAAGAGAGACGCCAAAAAGGAACAGGCGCTGCTGGAGCACGGCTGGACCTTGCTCCGGTTTTGGAACGGAGAGATTCTCGGCGATCTTCCTTCTGTGCTGGCGCGAATTCAAAGCACTATAGCGACGCTTAAGGGGGCTGCGTAGATGGCCACTGTCACTAAATTTGCGAGGGGGACGTACTCCAAGGGGGTCTGCGATGTTTGTTCGGTGAGCTATCCGCTCCACGAGCTGCGCACGACTACGATCCGAGGAAGGGCCACACACATCAAGGCTTGTCCAGAATGTTGGGACAAGGAGCACCCCCAGAACTTCCTGCCCGAGGCGCTGCACATCGACGGCCAAGCGCTGCGCGATCCGCGCCCCGAGAACTTCTGGCCGTCGCGTGTTCTGCCCCACTGGTATCCCGTGGATAGCGTGGTGATGCAGACCTACATCGGCGACGTGGAGGTGATCACGTCATGAAGAAGAATTTCATCACGGTCGCGCCCCATCGGCGCGCCTTCCCCAAAAAAAGAGTCTTCGCCGGGGGCGGTGAATCCTCCGACTCCCATCTGTCGGAGCCTTCTGCGCCGTCCCCGGCGGGGGCGGGGCCGCACCATCCGGTCCTGATCGTGGCCATCCGCGCCGTGCCCAAGAAGCCGGAAGAGGAATCGGCGGAAGACAAACCCAAGGACCGCTACGCCGACGGCGGCAGCGTCTACGACCAGCTCTCGCCTTCCGCGCAGGCCGCCGCGCGCCGCCTGCAATACGGCTACGATCCCTTGGAGAGCGAGACTCAGCCGGTGCAGGCCGCGCAGACCGCCGCGCCCCTGCCCGTGCCCACCGTGCCCGCCGCGCCCGCGCCGGTCACGAGCCCCGCGCCCGGTGCGCGCGGCTGGGGCCGGGTCGCGCCCGAGATGGCGAGCGCGCCGGGACCGAGCTTCCGCGACATGCCCACGGCCACGCCGCCGGTCACGGCGGTCGCGCCGGTCCTGGCGACGCACACCGCGCTGCCCAATTCGCCCAACGCGCCCGCGCCGATCAACTGGCGCAAGATCGCGCAGGACAACCTGGGCAAGAACTCCAAGAACCCGCTCGGCGGCATCGCCGGGATGGCGGGCGAGGCGCTCGGCATGTGGGCGCGCAACAAGTGGGGCCGGAAGAATCCCGGCGGCGGGGCGAGCGATGCGCAGCAGACCGTGGGCGGCGGCGAGGAAAATCTGTCGCGGCCAGCGGGCTCGGGGAGTGCTTCCGCCGCCGCGAGCGACTCCACGGCCTCGCTCCCGTCGATGGGCGCGGCGCTTCCCGGCAACGGCATGCTCAAGACCGGGCTCAGCCGCACGGGCGACAACCTCTTCAGCCGCGACGGCGGCCAGACTTGGCTCGATGCCAACACCCAGAGGCCGGTGAGCGGGCCGGTTTACAGCCAGACCGACATCGGCGGTGCCCGCGACGCGGATACCGAGGAACAAGCGACCGGCGGCGTCGTCGGCCTCGCGCAAGGAGGAAACGTGAATCGCAACAATTGGAACGACCGCGCGCGGGCCGTGCCGCAGGGCACCCTGGCCGCGCCTACCAGCAGCGCCTTCAACCCGACCACGCCGGGGCCGCCGCCGCAGATGAACGGCGTGGCGGCGGGCAGCGCCGTGCCCCGACCCCCGATGGGGCCGCCGCTTGGCGGCATGGCTGCGCCGCCTCCTGGCGGCGGCGCGATGGGGCCGATGATGCCGCCCGGTGGACCGCCTCCCGGTGGGTCATCCTTCGGTGCGCCTCCCGGTGGGCCTCCCGGTGGGCCTCCCGGTGGCGGGATGAATCCGCAGCTTGCGCAGCAGCTCGCGGCCATGCGCGCCATGCAGCCGCCGGGAGGAGGGATGGGTGGACCGCCGATGGGCGGGCCGCCTCCAGTAGGTGGACCGCCGATGGGTGGGCCCCCTCCAATGGGTGGTCCTCCGATGGGCGGCGGCGTGGGACCAATGGTGCCATCGGGTGGAGCGCCGAGCTTCGGCGCGCCTCCGGTCGGCGGCGCGATGGGGCCGATGATGGGCGGTGCTCCCGGCATGGGTGGCCCGCCTCCCGGTGTCAATCCGCAGCAGCTCGCCATGATGCAGGCCATGCAGGGTATGGGCAGGCCGCCGGGTTTCGCCAAGGGCGGCAGCGTGGCGGTGGAGGATGAAGAGGGCGATACCCCACGTGCCAAGAAGGGCAAGGATCGCGAGTGGGGCGACGTGGGCAAACCGGCGGAAGATCTGCCGCCGGTCGAGGCGAAAGCCAAGGGCGGCAAGGTCAAGAAACATGCCCCCTTCGGCAAGGGGGCACCGCCCAAGAAGAAAGCGCCGCCGGTCCCGATGGTGACCGACGAGGACATGGATGCGCCGCCGCCCGTGCAGGCCGCGCCGCCGCCGGTCGCGCCGCCCGCCGCCGGTCCCGCCGGGCCGCCCCCCGGCCCGCCGCCTCCCGGCATGAACAAGGGCGGCAAGTGCGACATGGGCGACAAGATGATGGCCAAGGGCGGGGGCGTCGAGCAGAAGGGCAAGACCGACTGCGAGAACGTCAAGATGGCGGCGGGCGGCGTGGCCAAAGTGCGCCACGGCTTCCCCAACACCAATAAGAAGCCCAAAAGGATGGCCAAGGGCGGCACCGTGCGCGGCTGCGGCGCGGCCCAGAAGGGCAAGGGCTTCAGCGGAGTCTACTGATGGACTACGTGCGGCTTCGAGGAGCCATACAAGAGTACAGCGAGGACTTCGAGGCGAGCTTCGTCGATAACATCGACGTCTTCATCCAGCTCGCCGAGAGCCGCATCCTGCTGCGCGTGCGCCTGCCCAGTTTCCGCAAGGACTCGACCGGCTCGATCCTGAAGGGCGACAATCAAGTGGCGGCCCCCAGCGATTTCCTGGCCCCCGATTATCTGGCGGTCACCGAGGTGATCACGGTCCCCTCGGTGCCGCCGGTCCCGCCGCGCCGCTCGATCCTGCTCAACAAGGACCCGGAGTACCTGCGCGAGTGCTACCCGGCGGGCGAGAGCGGCCTGCCGCGCTTCTACTCGCAGTTGAACCAGAGCACGCTCTCCTTCGCGCCCGCCGCCGACGCCGACTACAGCGCCGACATGGGCTACTTCTACACGCCGCCCTCCATCGTCACGGCGGGCACCACATGGCTCGGCGACAACTTCGCGCACGCCCTGATCAGCGGGAGTCTGGTCGAGGCCTGCACCTACATGAAGACCGAGGACAACCTTTATATGCGTTCCAACGCCGCCTTCGAGAAGGATCTGGCCATGGACATCGCTTATTCAAAGGGACGTACTAAAAAGGACACATATCAGGAACCCGATCAGAGGGCCAAGATATGATCAGCTCCTCCCAGGCCTGCGGCAGCTTCAAGAAGGAAGTGATGCTCGCCATCCACGACCTGATCAACGATCTCTTCCGCATCGCGCTCTACGATGCCACGGCCAACCTGGGACCGGCCACCACCGGCTACACCACCGTGGGCGAGGTCAACGGCATCGGCTATACACCGGGCGGCCAGAACCTGACCGGCCCCCAGGTCCTGCTCGATCCGGTCACCAACTACGCTTACGCCACTTTCGACGACGCGGTCTGGAACAACAGCGTGATCGTGGCGCGCGCCGCCCTGATCTACAACCACTCGAAACAGCA